AACTTTTGATTTTTTTCCAAATTTTTTTAATCATTTTTCTTTTCCTCTATTTCATAGAAGAACTTGTCGGTATCTTCTGTCCGCCATGCTCTACTATCTTCTACGTTCCACTCAGAAGTCTGCACTTTCCAATCAGGTGTATTATCTTTCACCGTAAAAGAAGGTATGTCCCATATACATCTGTTGTTTGGTTGTGCTGCAAAATTGCCATCATCGAGAGCAATAATGTGAGCGCACTTGTGTTCGTGCGGAATTTCTGAATGATCAGTGTCAAGTATGTTAGCTTCTGGATGTGCAAAGTCAATAGTAAATAAATATTTTCCTGGGTGCCATTTTTTATCTTTTCCGATATACTTACCAGCTTGTGATTCTAAGATGTCCCAAGAAGTAACAGCAGGATAATAACTAAAACAATTCCAAAGCTGTAGTTCATCCAGTCTTCGTATTGGTACATCTTTGGGTTTAAATCCTCTTTGAATAAACGCGCTGATAGGAAGTCTATAAAAGATCGCACCATTTTCCATAATAGCATGGAATAAAATGCTACGACCTGTAAGAGCGCTAATACCAAAGATAATACAATCTTCAACTTCTCCATGATGTTTTTTAAGATCATATAAAAACTCTCTCCTTATTTGTGCATAAGTTGGTGGTATGTTTGCATTTAAATAAGCCATAATATATCCTCATTTTATTGTACCCCAATTTGGTCCAGATTGATAGTCCACTTTGTTAGGCACTTTAAGTTTTATCGCATCCTCCATGATAGATTTTATTTTATCTGCTTGTTTTTCATCTTTTATAGAAAAACAAAGTTCATCATGAATTTGTATGTGTGGTATGATACCTTGTTCGTACAAGTCTACCATTGCTTTTTTTGTCATATCTGCTGCTGAACCTTGTATTAATCTATTTAAAGCTTTATAAGTAAATGCAGGTCTATAATGTTTTTCAAAGTATTGACCGTGTGGATCGTTTTCATATCTATTTTTTGCTCTTTCTGCATGATATCTGTCTTCTGCTTCTCGTCTTTTTAATATGGGTACAGGTATTTTAACTATTTGTTTTTTGCCATCTATCTCTTGATAGTCACTTATTTCAAAGATTCCTTTCTCAGGATTCCATTCTTTGTTAATAGGTTCCCACTTATCAAATCTACAAAATCTATCTTCTAACGTAAAAATGTTTTTATTTTTTTCTGCAAATTCCTGTAACCCTTGTGATAGTTTTCTAACAAAAGGCACTTGACTGTGATATTTTTCAAAAAGTTCTTTTGCCTCGTCATCTTCTAATTCTAAAGATCTGGCTAGTTTATTCTTACCCATACCATAGAAAAGACCTAGATTGATTGTTTTTGCCTGTTTTCTGGTAATTTTAGCCATTCTAGCAACGATTTCATGAAAATCGGTAGTTGGGTCCTCTCGATACTCCTCTGCCATTTCTTCGGCTCCGTAAAAGCCATTCTTCAAAGCATAATGCACAACCAGTCTAGGCTCTTGTTGTGAATAGTCAAATGATCCCCACTTGTGATTTTCTTCTGGTAAAAATAATTCTCGTATTTTACTACCCAGTTCACTTCTAGCCGGTATCTGTTGTAAGTTTGGATTACGCATAGAAAACCTACCTGTAACCGTTCCACCTTGGTCTGATCTTATTTGATTTATATCTGCGTGTATTCTACCTTTATGTATAAATTTTAAAATACCGGTTACAAAAGTGTTGAATAGTTTATCTAATTGTCTAGCTTTTGCAATCATTTTTAAATACTTATTTGTATGTGATTCTAAATATAATTTTGTTATACTAGCTCGCCCTGTTTTAGGTGTTGTTTTATAATCTGTAATTTTTTGGTGATCTAACAATGGCTGAATAGAATCTGCAGCCCAGATATCAATGTCAAGATCTGTTTCTTTTTTAATTGTTTTTAATATTTCTGCTTGTTCTTTTTTAAGAGTGTCTCCAAATGTTCTTGCCTTTTCTTCATCAACTCTTACACCTAAAAATCTCATCTCAACTAAACAAGGAAACAATCTTGTTTCTATATCGAATATATTTTCTAAAGTCTTTTTCTTTTTAGATTCTGTATCTACAGATGACTTAATTATTTTTTTAAACTTATTCCAAAGTTTTAATGTAAGTGAAACGTCTTGCTCTGCATAATCGACAACTAAATCGTATGGCAACAGATGCATGTTAGTCATTGGATCTGATATGCCATGTAATTCTTTTGCTTTGTCTGTAAGATCATGCTTATACTTCTCGTCACCTAAATAATCTTTAGCCAGTGCATCTAAACTATACTTTGGTCTGTTCTCATCAATAACTGATGCTGCTATCATGGTATCATATACTGGTCCTTTTAACATCATACCTGTAGCTGCACGTATCCAACAAACATCGTACATAGCATTGTGAAATACTTTTGTTACTTTTTCATTTTGAAACACTGTTTGATTTAATTTTTTCCAAACTCTATTTTTACCGTGGTTATTTCCTTTGTGTGCTATTGGATAATATAATTTTGTGTCATTAAAAGCCACTGCAATACCACAAACTTTACCTTTACCTATAATGGCCCCTGATCCGTGAGTCTTTAAGTCTGGATCGTATGTCTCTAAGTCAACAGCAACAATATCACCATCTTTTATTTTATTTAGTTCTTCTAATTCAGGTATCACTTATAGTCCCTCTCGATAATCATCTCTATAAAATGTATCGCTTTCAATAAATCTTCCTTACCATTTTTATCTTGATGTCTAATAATGTACTTAATAGCACATCCTTCTGGATATAGCAATTTATTCTCTACAACAAACTTACTTGGCTGTATTTTATATTTTTGATAATGTGATCCTCCATGCTGCTTATCCCAAACTTTGCTCATAAGTATCCTCCTTCCCTGCAAATGTTAAGTTAGTCGTGCTTTTTAATAACCATAAAGTTTTCTTTGCACGTGAGCACGCAACAAACTTCATTCGTTTCTTTGAAAATAAATCTTCTTCTTTCGTTAATTTAAAATCAAACACTACGTTATCAAATTCCTTACCTTTAATTGTGTGTATGTTTTCTAGAAAGACTCTTTTATCTTGTAAGTCTCTGTTGTTGGCAACTATCTGACGTATATAATTTTTCATGTGTATTGAATTTACTTTACTAATCCTTTGAAAATCATTTATGTTTTTTATACCTGAAACGACAAACCCTTTGTTGACCAGCCAGTTTATATCGTAGCTTCCATTGTCTTCATCCTCTAACTGTTGAATAGTTTTTCGTGTGTATTGTGGATCAATGGCTTTAAACATGGCTTTAATTTTTGTTAGTGATTTTCTTTCTCCATTAGCAAAACCCATGAATTCTCTTTGGTTTTTAACGTCGTTGGTAGGGTATTTAAATTTAAACTTACTCTTTTCTTTGTTTGGTATTTTAACAGGAATTCCTATTTGCATTATGTAATTTATCATATCTCTTGGCTCACCACCCCTGTAAGTAAATATAAAGTTTTCGTCTGTGTTTAATATTCTATTTTTTAATTCTGACGCAAAAGGGTCTTGCGTCAAACTCGATAAATAAAATAATTCACCTTCTACAGTTTGACCGTTTTCTTCTCTTGGTTTCCATACTCTAGTGTAATCGTACTTTTGCCAGATATCTTGTATTACCTTTTTACAATAATCATTTATTACTCTAGGACATCTGTACCCTTGTTCCAGTTCTATCTCTGGATTAGCAAACTCTTTGTGAAAAGAATCCGGATCTGCACCAGCAAACTCAAAAATAGATTGGTCCGGATCTCCTGCTTTATAAAAGTAATCGACATTTTTTGACATAACTTCTTCTGCTTTTCTTTGTATGACACTAGAATCTTGTGCTTCATCTACGATTAATACCTTTATATCTCTACAAAGTTTTTCAGATTCTTCTTTGTTATTATAAAAATCCTCCACCATATCTTGAAAATCTAAGATTTTTGTAGTTCTACCATTTATCTTTTCATTAGTTTTAAATTTTATGTAGTCTTTTTCCATCTCAATTAATTCTTCAATAGTGTATTCATAATCTTTTTTCTCATCAAAACTTAAACTTCTGTAATACGATAACACTTCTTTACCATTATCTCTTGCAAAACTCATAAATTTAAAAAAAGGATGTATTGCAAACAAACCTTGCGTACTATTAAATTTTTTATTTGATGTGTATTTATCAAACATCGGATAAATGTTTTTTAGTATTTCATAATCTTCTATTAAAAAAGATTTTCCTGTTATACGATTTTTGCAAAACTTGTGAATGGTTGTAACATTTTCTTCTAGTGTTGCTTTTGATTGTTTTACTAAATGAAATATCTCTTTTCCTGTTTTTATTTGAAAAGTTTCTATACTTTCGTTTTTATT